GAGATAGAGTGGGAGACTACACAAGCTCCGCAAAGTTTTCCAAAGATAACAAATTTGCCAGCTTGGGTCTTAATCTCGACAATGCCGCCAAAAGATATCAACTGAGCAACAGGCAATCCACCGATGGGAACATGACTAACGATAGTTTCAAAAACTATACCAATCCATATGCAGCCCAAAATGAATTTAATTATCAGTACGACAAATTAGGCAGGGAACTTGGCATTGCCAAGGGTGGCAAGGTAAAAGCCTACGCCAAAGGCGGTGTAGTCTCTAGTGCATCAAGTCGTGGTGATGGCATAGCTCAACGTGGCAAGACAAAAGGACGGATGTGCTAAATGGACTTGAACTCAGCATGGTCACTCGCTTTGACCTTAATAACCGGCGTAATCGGCTTCTTGCTCAAAGACAAGTTTGAGGAACTCAAGCGGCTAGACATACTGCTCAATAAAACACGAGAGGAAATTGCCCGTGATTACACTACTCAAACAGAAGTTCAACGCATTACTGACCACATTGACCAGCGGTTTAACCGCCTTGAAGCAAAAATTGACCAGCTTATTCAAGCGGGGAAATGACGCAACCTAGTTCCAACCACGCCAATAAGGCAAATTTTTAAGAGGTAATGATATGGCTACCAAAATGAACCCCGGTTTCATGGCAATGATGTCCAAGAAGAAAGAGAGTATGCACAAGATGCCCGACGGCAAGATGATGAAAAATTCAGCTATGAAAAAAATGGCAGGTGGCGGCATGCCCATGAAAGATGGCAAACCTAGCTTTGTCGGTGATGGCAAAGGCATGATGAAAAAAGGCGGTATGACCAAAATGGCTACCGGTGGTTTTGTCCGTTCGGCTGACGGTGTTGCTACCAAAGGCAAGACCAAAGCTCGTCAAATCAAGATGAACAAGGGCGGCATGTCCTGCTAAGGAGTAAATTATGAAAGCAAGAGATTTAGCAGCCCTCGCGGCTCTTGGTGTGGCAGGTTATGCTGCCTACAACAAGTTTGGCAAGAAAGATGAGCCCAAGTCCAAAGGCAAGTTGGGTGAAGCCAAAAGCGCAAACGATGCTGATGCAGGTGAACGCGAAGCCAGAATGAGCATGCGAGACATGAATGAAGGCAGTGGTCGCAGAGATGCAGGCGGAAACACTGAGGACGTAGACCGTCGGGCAGGTGTACCTGAACGAATGGGAGCAAATGCTGCTGGTTCTCGCTTCACTGACAGAGATGTTCCTGAAGTCGTTGAAAAGTTTACCCCTCGTGATAAAGAAGGTCTTATTAAGAAAAACATTTCTGCAAGGCCTTCTGCCGCAGGTGCAAACTCAAAAACTCCCAAGGCTGCTCTTAAAGCCTCCACTGCTAATGATAATGCTGATGCTGCTTCCAAGTCATTAAGCAGCACAGGCGGCCCTTCTAGATATAGACGCGAAGCGGGTGCTAGTACTGCCGAAGACGCTGTTGCAGACTACAGCAACGAAGGCCGTAGCTCCAAAGCACCTATTACTTTGGCCAGACTGAACGAAGCCAACGGCGCTGCAAGCGAAAGTGCCCGCATTACTGACGCATTGGCAGTAGGTTCTCGTGCCAATCAAGCTGCGTATTTAGAGGGAAAACGGAATGACCAAATGGCGGCAGCAGGAAGTCCCAGCGCCCGCGCAACCGATGCTCTGGCAGTAGGTTCTCGCGCCAATCAAGCTGCATACTTAAAAGATAAGCAAGCTCCAGACTACAGCAATGAAGGCCGCAACAGAGCACCCGTTACAGCTTTGAGTAGGATAAATGAGACTGGTGGCGCATCAACTCCCAGCGCTCGTGCAACCGACGCATTGGCCGTGGGCTCTCGTGCTAACCAAGCCGCGTACAAAAAAGCGCAACTTGAAACACAAGCAGCAAATGCCCAAGCCCAAGCACGCATGATGCGTCAAGGGTCTCCAATGGCTGCATCACGGCGCAATGCCGGTATGCCCGGATATGACGAAGCGGGCAATCCAATTTCAATGCGCAGCATGGCAGGCCAACGTGGGTTTGACGAGGCTGGCAACAAAATGAAGCGCGGCGGCGCGGTCAGAAAAATGGCCTCCGGCGGCATGACGTCCTCCAAGATGCCCAAACCCAGCGGCGCAAGTCGCGGTGACGGTATTGCCCAACGCGGCAAAACCCGAGGCACTCTGCGGTGATGTCATCTCGCGGCATGGGGGCCGTCAATCCATCCAAGATGCCCGGTGCAAAGAAAAAAGCGCGGCTGGATGACACCGACTTTGCCGAATACAAAAACGGCGGGTTGGCACAGCAAGCAGCTACCGCCATTGCAATGAAAGCAGCGGGCAAGAAGCCCAAGAAGATGGCTGCTGGTGGGGAACTGAAAGAAGTACCCGAGAGCAACACCGGCCTATCAAAACTGCCCACAGAAGTGCGCAACAAGATGGGGTACATGAAAGACGGCGGCAAAACAAAGTCTACGGTCAACGCTGCGGGCAACTACACCAAGCCTGAGCTGCGTAAGCGCATCTTCAACGCCGTGAAGGCGGAAGCTACAGCAGGCACTGGCGCAGGGCAATGGAGCGCGAGAAAAGCACAAATGGTGGCACAGCGGTACAAAAAAGCAGGCGGAGGGTACAGAGATTGAAAGCACCGCAGCAATCCCTGAAGAACTGGGGTGACCAGAAGTGGCGCACCAAGTCGGGAAAGCCGTCGTCAAAAACAGGTGAGCGCTACCTCCCTGAAGCTGCCATCAAGTCCCTGTCCCCATCCGAGTACGCTGCAACCACCAAAGCAAAACGCGCCGGTAAAGCAGCGGGCAAACAGTTTGTAGCCCAGCCCAAGAGCATTGCAAAGAAAACAGCGGGATTTAGATAATGGCAACTTCAGGAAACGCTACGTTCAACCTTGACTTGACGGAAGTCGTTGAGGAGGCGTACGAGCGCACGGGTTCTGAGCTGCGTACCGGGTATGACCTGCGCACTGCCCGCCGGTCGTTGAATCTGTTGTTTGCAGACTGGGCCAATCGCGGCGTCAACATGTGGACGTTTGAGCAGGGCTCCATCACCTTGGTTCCCGGCCTGCCAACTTACCCTGTGCCGCTCGACACCGTTGACCTGTTAGAGCATGTCATCCGCACAGGGGAAGGCAGCGTAGCAACACAGGCAGACCTGACCATCACACGCATCAGCGTCTCTACCTACGCCACCATCCCCAACAAGCTGCAACAGGCCCGTCCCATTCAGATGTGGTTTCAGCGGCTGGACGGCTCCACCACGGCGTCAATCACCACGTTGAGTGCCACCATCACCGCAACTGCCACAACACTCACAGTGGCTTCGGCAGCCAACTTGGCTTCTGCCGGGTATATCTTGATTGGCACAGAGACCATCTACTACGGGTACGCCACAGGAAACACCCTGTCCAACTGTGTTCGGGCGCAAAACGGAACCACCGCAGCAGCCCACACAGCAGGAGATTCTGTTTACACGCAGAACCTCCCCTCCGTCACCGTATGGCCCACACCAGACGACTCTCAGACCTACACCCTTGTGTACTGGCGCATGCGCCGCATTGACGATGCAGGCGGCGGTGTAAACACGATGGACGTACCGTTCCGCTTCTTGAACTGCTTGGTGGCAGGCTTGGCCTACTACTTGGCGCTCAAAGTCCCCAACGCAATGGTGCGGCTGGACGTACTCAAAGCCCAGTACGATGAGGCATGGGAGCTGGCTTCCACCGAAGACCGTGAAAAAGCAGCGGTGCGGTTTGTGCCGCGTCAGACGTACATCTAATGGCAAACAGATTTGCCTCCGGCAAGAAAGCAATTGCTATCTGCGACAGATGCGGACAGCAGTTCAAGCTCGTCGAGTTGAAGAAGGAAATCATCAAGACCAAGACGTACAACCTGTTGGTATGCAAGAGTTGTTGGGATCCAGACCAGCCTCAGTTGCAGCTTGGCATGTACCCGGTAGATGACCCGCAAGCCCTTCGCAACCCACGCCGAGACTCAACGTATTTCACTGCTGGCCCTATGACTGATGGCTACAATAGTGGGGGTAGTCGGGACATTCAGTGGGGCTGGAATCCAGTTGGTGGAGCAGGCAGTACAGACGTAGGTTTAACACCCAACTACTTGGTCGGAACCACGAGTGTTGGCACGGTGACAGTAACGGTTTCATAGGAGTTTATGATGGACACAAAGACAGTCAAACGCATTGCCGATACCGAGGCCAAGAAGTTGGTCAAGGGCCACGAGTCGCGTATGCACGCGAAGGGCATGAAAAAAGGTGGCCCCACCTCTGAAGACCGGATGCGCGTTGGTCGCAACCTGTCCCGTGCAGCCAACCAGAAAACGGGGTAAATCATGGCATACAGTATGAAAAGCGGCGGTAAAGAAATTGGCCCAGCCAGCGTCTATGCAGAACCCCACACGATGGACGGGAAGAAGATGAAAATCCCGGCAGTCCCCGGCAAAGAACCCAACACAAGCAAACTGGACAGCTTGGACGTCAGCATTGGCGGCATCAGCAAGTCAGCGGGCAACGAGGGCGTTAAAACCACGGGAATCCAAACTCGCGGTAATGGTTGCGCTACCAAAGGTACGATGGCAAGGGGCCCGATGGCATGAACTACTCTGAGCTTTCGGCGGCGATACAGACCTACACGGAAAACAACTTTCCGACGATTACCCTCGCGGATTCGTCTACGGTCTCGTCTACGACTCAGATTAACCGCTTCATCCAGCAGGCAGAGCAACGTATATACAACTCAATACAGTTTCCTTTTTTGCGTAAGAACGTGACGGGAACAATTACAGCGAACAACAAGTACCTGTCCTGCCCCGATGACTACCTGTCCTCGTTCTCTTTGGCTATCTACTCCGGTTCCGGCCCGTACACGTTCCTGCTCAACAAGGATGTGAACTTCATGCGCGAGGCGTACCCTACGCCGACCGACACTGGAACACCCAAGTACTACGCTTTGTTCGGCCCGACAGTCGCTAGTTCTATTATCAGCAACGAGTTGTCGTTCATCCTCGGCCCGACACCCGACGCAACCTACTCCGCAGAACTGCACTATTACTATTACCCTGAGTCCATCACCACTGCGGTTACAACTTGGCTGGGTGACAACTTTGACACCGTGTTGTTGTATGGCTCGTTGATAGAGGCGTACACCTTCATGAAGGGTGAGCCCGACATGATTGCGCTGTATGAAGGTAAGTACAAGGAAGCCCTTGCATTGGCTAAACGTCTGGGTGATGGTCTGGAGCGTCAGGATGCGTACCGCAGCGGCCAGTATAGGCAGGCGGTGACATGAGCATTATCCAGACGCAGACCACCAGCTTCAAGAAGGAGTTGTACGAGGCCGTCCACAATCTGTCCACAAACACTCTCAAGATTGCGCTGTACACCGGCAATGCAAACTTGAACGAGGACACCACGGTCTACACAACGTCCAACGAGGTTGTAGCGTCCGGCTATACAGCAGGCGGCAACACTCTGACTGGGGTGACTATCAGTTCTGCTGATT